TTCATGCGGAAGAGCGAGATGAAGACCCTCAAGCTGGCCAAAAAGGACGCCTGAGATGGAGAGCCTCAAGTACCAACTCAACAAGCTGTTTTACACGCCTCGGAAACCGCGCAAGCCGGTGATCCATCAGCACATGGGCGTCGTCATCACCCGCAAGAACGGCGGTATCGGCATGTATGTCGCCACCGTCGATGGCAAGGAGTTCTCCAACACTCGGCTTGGTGATTTGAAGCGGCAGATTGGCGAGGCGCTATCCTGAGCTAGAGAACCTGGAGAAATTGCAAATGAATACCCGCAACTACGAGCCGCCGAAGTGGCGCATCAGGGAGCTGATCGACGGCTTGAAGCCCTACCGCCGGATTGTCGAGCGACTGGAGGCACGCGGCTACCCCCGCCTGCCGCAGTCCTCGATCGCCGGCTGGCGGATGCACAATTCGATCCCCAATGTGTGGCTGCCGGCGTTCATCGACCTCGGTCTGGAGAGCCGCGTCATCGTCTCGATCGACGACTTCCGCGAGCCGGAGAGCATCACCCTCGAACCGTTCCCAGAGCTCGCCGATGCCGGCTAGCGGCGCCATCCTCGCCGTCGATCCCGGGGCGGTCTCCGGCGCCGTCGCGCTCTACACCCCGGCGGGCAATCTGGTCGTCGGCGACCTCGCTGTGGTCAACCGCCAGATCGACCCGGCGGCCTTCAGCCGGGTGGTGCGTGACATGGGCGTCAACACCGCCGTCGTCGAGCAGGTCGCATCGATGCCCAAGCAGGGCGTCGCCTCGACCTGGAAGTTCGGCTTCGCCTGTGGCGCCATCTACGGGGTGCTGGCTGCCTGCGGCGTGCCCGTCCATTACGTCACACCGTCGGTGTGGAAGCGCCACCACGGCTTGCTGGGCAAGGACAAGGAGGCCTCCCGCGCCCTCGCCATCAAGCTGCATCCCGGCATCGAGGGGCTGCACCTCAAGAAACACCAGGGGCGCGCAGAGGCGCTGCTGATCCTCGACTGGTTCCGCAACGTCAAACTCAAAGAGCAACAACCGTGACCGAACCTCTGTATAGCTTCCAGGCTGATGCCATCACCCGTATCGAAGCCGACCACCCGGTCTATCTCGGCTTCGATCCCGGCTTGGGCAAGTCGCGCACCGCGCTGGAGGCTGCCCATCGGCGCGGCGCCAAGCGCATCCTCGTCGCCTGCCATGCGTCGGGCCGCTACGTCTGGGAAGAGCAGACCAAGAAGTGGTCGCCCTACCTGGCGACCGTCGTCAAGGGACCAGCAGACCTCCGCGGTGACGGCGTCAAAATCCTCACCTATGGGCTGATCTCGCAGAAGCTTAGTCCCTATATCGAGGCGGTGCTGCGCGGCCAGGCGTTCGATTTGAGCGTCATCGACGAAGCCCACGCGCTGAAGAACCCCGGCGCCAATCGCACCAAAGCCATCCTCGGCAAGATGTGGCCGAAGCTCGGCACGGTGATCCCGCTGTCGGGCACCCCGGCGCCCAACCACGCCGGTGAGCTCTACCCGATCCTCAAGGCGCTTTACCCGCGGGCGATTGCCGGTGCCAACGGCCGCGACCTGGCGCAGTGGCAGTTCGAAGACCGCTACTGCCGCGTAGTGATGAAACGCTTCGGCACCAGCCCCTATCCGGTGCGGACCATCGAAGGCTCCCAGAACCTCGCGGAGCTCCGCCACCGCCTCGACGGCTTCATGCTCCGCGTCCGCAAGGAAGAGGTACTCAAGGACCTGCCGCCGATCCGCTACGATCTGGTGCCGATCGGCGTCGATACCTACGCCGCAGCGGCGCTGCCCAAACTGCCAATCACATCTGATGACGATTTATTGGACTATCTCAGCGGCCGTTACGGCGACGAGCATGTGATGCGCATTCGCCGGATGCTCGGCCTGCTGAAGGTCGGCCCGAGCATCGAATACCTCGACGACTTCATGCAGGGGCTGCCGGCGCACCGCAAGATCTTGGTGTTCGGGCACCACCGCGAAGTCATCGACAGACTGATGAGCGGCCTGGCCGATTGGTCGCCGGTCAAGATCGACGGCGGCTCCAGTCCGTCAGAGCGTACTGCGGCGATCAACACCTTCCTCACCAACCATCGCTGCCGGATGTTCATCGGTAACATCGCCGCCGCCGGCACCGGCATCACCCTGGTCGGACCTATGTGCGCCTGCGCCGACGTATTCTTCGTCGAAGCCAGCTACTCCGTCGGCGACAACGTCCAAGCTGCCGCCCGCGTCCATAGGATCGGCCAGCACGACGGCGTCGTCGCCCGCTTCTTCACCGCCCACGAGACCCTCGACGACCGTATCCAATCGATCCTCGCGCGGAAAGCCCGCGACTTCAAAGCTTTGTTCGACTGAGAGAAAATCCGTGGCCGAAGAGATCAAATACCACGACTACCCCATCGAAGAGTGCATGGAGGGGGCTGCCGCGATCATCAATCGCGGCGGTCGCGTCCACCAGAAATGGACCTGTCAGCACTGCGGCTCGCGTCAGGGAATGAGCGTGCCGAATAGGTTCTTCCGCAGTGGCCGCTGTGAAGCCTGCAGCAAGGTCACCGCGATCAGCAAGTGCAATTATCTCGCCATTCTTCCAGGAGCTACCGCATGAAACTGACCTTTGAAGCCACCGACGTCCACGATCTCATCAGCCAGGTCGAGAATTTCCTCGGCCCGCAGCGTCTTCTCAATGAGGCGCCGAAGCTGGAGACCCCGACGCCGCCGTCGCCGAAGTTTACCGCCGTGCCAGCAGCGGAGCCTGCAGCCGCCCCCACCGAACTGCCGCAGGAGAAGCGCCGCCCTGGGCGTCCGCGCAAGGAGCCGCCGCCCGCCCAGGAAAACGGCTTGGAAGCCGTCGAGGAGCCTGCTGCGGAGCCTATCGAGGACGTCGCCGCAGAGCCCCAGAAGGACCCCTTTGTCGAGCCGCCGGTCGATGCCGTCGCTCTGCACAAGCTCAAGGAAGAGACCCTCAAGCGGCTGCGCGACCTCTACCTCTCCGGCAAGGGCACCTTCGTCCGCGAGCTGCTGGCCAAGCATGGCCACGGCGCCTTGGTGTTCCCCGAGGTCGAAGCGAAATACTTCCCCGAGATCAAGGCTGACATGGAGAGAGGAATGCACTGAGATGAGCCGCGACAACGATAGCCCCGAAGACCGTTATCGCGTCTTCAGTCGCATCGCACCGATCATCATGGACTTCTACGGCAATCACGCTGGAGAGGCTTTTCATGCGGAGGATTTGCGGCGGCACGTGCTTTGGCTCGACCCAGGCATCGCCCCCGACAGTCCCGGTCGCATCCTGCGCGAACTGCGCCTGCGGGGGTGGCTCAACTACGTGGTCATCAATCGCCGGCAGTCGCTCTACCAGTTCCGCAGCCTCGGCAACGGCTGATGGAGCCGCAGTGGACCCCGCGGATGCAGCAGGTCGCCGAGGAGATCTGCCGCTATGCGCTGGAAACCGGCGAAATGCCGACGCTGATGGAGATCTCCCGGCGCATCGGTCTGTCGCGGGAGCGCACCCGGCAGCTGTGGGCGAGGATCGAACGCCGGGAGCGGGAGAAACGCCTCGATCCTTCGGTCCACATCAAGCGCGCCCAGGCGGGCTATCTGCTGGCGGTGCTCAAGGACATCGAACGGGCCGCGAGGAAAGCCGCCTTGGGGTGGCCGTGGCGCAGCAAACCGAGGCCGCCGCCGAAGCCGCGCCTGCTGAAGCCCAATCCGCCGCCACCGCGTGATCCGCTGGTCGAGTACCTCCGCGCGGAGCGGCTGCGGCAGGAGTGGGAGACGCGCTACTGGCAGGCGAGGGGTGTCGAGGTTGCCAAGCTGATCGAATGCCCCGCGTGTCACGGCACCGCGGTGCAGGGTAATGATTGGTGTCCGGTATGTGCTGGTGAAGGAACCGTCGATTGGGTGAAAACCAAATGAAGCTTGACCCCCGCATTCGCGGACCACGCGAGCCGCGCGAAGCCGAGATCGCTTTGCTCAAGGCGATCCTGGCGGAATTGGTGCGGATCAGGCAGCTGCTGGAGGACGAGGTCGAAGTGTTTTCGGAGCCCCGAGAATGACTGAGCTGACCTTGGTGGAGAAGCTGCGTGCTTTCGCCATGGCCGAAGCCCGCCATGGGATCGGACGCCAGCGCAAGGATCTATTCAATGAAGCCGCCGAGGCCTTGGAGGCTGTAGAGAAGCAGCGGGACAATCTGTTGACCGACCGCGACGCCTGGAAGCAGCGCGCCTGGGCCGCGGAGCAGTCCTGATGCTCGACGCCAACGTCGTCATCACCAAGTGCGTGCAGGCCGTCTACGAGGCTGCCGACCGCTATCATCCGGCGCTGGTCGGGGTCATCGCCGGCCGCGTCCTGCCGCTGTCCGACGGCTCCCAGGTGGTCAAAATCAAGGTTAACATCCAGTACCGCAACGGTCAGGAGAAGTTCGCCCCATTGGATTGCAACATCGACAATGTCGGCAACATCTCGCTGAAGGAGCATCGCGAGTGAGCCTCGACTTTCTCCTCGATCTGGTGATCGGCGTGACCATGTTGTCCGCCATCGGCATCATGGCCTGGGTCTGGTTCCGCTGGGACCGGCTCAATGGCGACCGCCCGCCAGACAAATTCGAGGAGCCACGGAAATGAACCAGCACGCAGCCTGCAGTCCGTCGTCAGCGGCAATGTGGATGTCGTGCCCGGCGTCGATCACCCTGGCGGAAGGCCGCACGCGGCCGTCTTCGAAATACGCCAAGGAGGGCACCGCCGCCCACATGATTGCCGAGATGATCCTCGGTGGGGAGATTTTTCCGCCTGGCAAGGTCGAGGTCGAAGGCACCCAATTCATTGTCGGCATC